CGGCGACAGGCTTGGCCTTACGCGCACGGCGCTTCGGCTTCTCCTCCGCGGCATCGGGCTCCTCGACGACCTCGGTCTCAGCCTCAGCCTCAACCTCAGGCTTAGGCTCTGCCTTCTTGCGTGCCTTCGGCTTCTCGGCCTCGGCCTTCGTTCCCTGTGCCTCGAGCAGTGCGGCATTGAACGCCTCGACAGTGAGGTCGCAACGGTCACGCTTGAAATCGATGCGCCCGCCGCCGAAGACGTTCTCGTTCTTGCGGAGCTGGAGGAAATGGCCGCGCTCGTCCATATATGCACGAAGCGTCATGGTTACGGTGCCTGCGAGTACATTCGCGACCTTGTCAGGCAGGTTCGGCTTAAACGTCGAGACCTTCATGCCGTTGGCGTACGTGATTTCGGTGACGAGCTCCTTGGAGATATAGATGATGCGGTAGCCGAGGGACTTGAGTCGTTTCATCTGGCTGAGGAACTCAGTGCGCACCATATCCCAGCCCTTGCCGTAGCCGCCGTCGCTTTCGTGCTTGATGCCGAGCTGGTCGAACACATAGAAACGGCAGTGCTCATAGAGGTCTTCGACCAAGTCGAGCGCGATGACGTGGAAACTATTGTCATGCTTCTCCAACTCGTCGATGACCTCGCGGAACTTCGACCATGCGAGCACCTTGTGGCTCATACGGCCTTCAGTCACGAGCTCATCGGCAATCTGGATAAACGGGCTCGTGATATTCTGGGTATTGCCGTCCGTGTTGATGAACAGCACGTCGTCGAAGTGGTCGACAAACGTCGACTTGCCGACATAACTGTCAGCGTAGATCCACATGTCAGGGTCGGTGATGACGGCCTCAGGGCGGCGTTCGTTCTTGGGCAGGATAAGCATATCATTTCCTCCTAAACAGAAATCTTTGTAATCACACCAGTCGCATAGGCGCGACTCATGTTTCGGGAATTCGGTGGCATTCGCCATCGTGCATGTGCCGACTGCAAAATCGGCGACTTTCTCAGGGTCATATTGGACACGGTACAGCGCCGGCCACATGTCTTCCAACGTCGCGGCGAGGCGCTCGCGGAATTGGTAGAGGTCTTCTGTCTTCTTCTGCCTGATCATCGTCTTCGGCACAATCAGGAATGCCATGTCTTGGATGATCTCGCCGGGGTGCGTCTTCTCGTAGAAATACTTGTAGACACTCAGCTGCCCACTTTCGAGGTACCTGTCGACATTGTTCGAATACTTGAAATCGAGCATCGTCCACAGGCCCTTGCCGCGCGGGATGAGCATATCGATAAACCCAACGAAACCGCTGTCGTCCTCGACCTTCACCTCAAACACCGGGTCGGTATCGTCGTCCAACATGCCCCATGCGAGCTCGCGGGCACGTGAGCCGAGTACGCGGATTTTCATGAGCTCGTTTTCCATGGAATCAGTCATGACGGGATACGCGGCTTTGTAGTTCGTGATAGCCTCGTCGACACCGACTTCGATGCATTCATGCAGCATCGTGCCGATCACGAGTGGGTTCGCGGCATCGCAGTTGAATGGCACTTCAAGGCCGTCGACATAGTTGAGATCGAACTTATGCGGGCACTGGGTGAAGGTACCTACCCTCGAATATGAGGTCTTGAACATCACAATTTCCTCCTTTCTCCTTCAAGCGTGATACTAGCCGTTTGAATTGGGCGAAATCATCCGGCCAAACAATGACGGCTATACCGCCGCTCTCCGTAATCTTCCCGCAGTGGTAGACCTGCAGCTGCGACGGTTTGCCGTTTGGGCCTTTGAGCTCGATTCCGACGAAACGCCCGTTAACGCATGCCAAAATGTCCGGCACGCCGGCACGTGTATTGCGGTTGGCGAAAAACTTGACATGCCATACGCCTTGCGACTCGAGCCATCGCTTCACGCGATTCTCGAAGTTCTTCTCACCTGCCAACTAGTCACCTCCCATCTCGAACAACTTCTCCGTGTAGTCGCGCCGCATTGCCAACGTATCGTAGATCTTCTCTTCGACCGTGCCTTTCGATACCAGCTCGTAATACGTGCATGGCTTGTCTTGGCCGACGCGGTGGATGCGCTTCTTCGACTGCTCGAATAGCGACGAAGCCAGAGGTGGCGAGAAATAGACGCACGTATCGGCTTGCTGCAAGTTCACGCCCATGGCACCAGACTGGTATTGGATGAGCGCGACCCCGTCGTCGGTATCGAAAAACGGCGACAGGTCATGCGCCTTGCCGTTGAGCACGCCATATGGCCTGTACCTCTTCTCCAACTCCGCCGTGAGCCCTTCGAGCTCGACGTCGAAATTGTAGAACACGACGAGCCGTTTGCTCGTGCCGTCCAGCAAATCACCGAACGCCTCGAGTTTGGCACGCGAATACGCGGCCGCCAATTGACGCTTTGCCGTGAGGTCGCCGAACACAGTGTCGCCGACGAAATCGCGGCCGAATGCCGTGATAATGTTCACCTTGGCGAACTTGCGGTAATACTCGCTCATCGGTACGTCGATGCGGATGAAACGCTGGTCAGGCAGGTCGATGACGTCGTCGGTCTCGAGGAAATCACAACCGAGCTCCTTCATCTTGCGCACCAGCCTCTCCTCGTTCTTGTAACCCGTCACCTTCGTAATCGGGAAACCCTCACGCATCGTCGTCTCCGATTCGACGTATTGCCGCCAAAACAGCTTCTCATCGATGCGCCAGCCGAGCATGTTCAACTGCGTCCACAGCCGTTCGTATTTGCCGTCGACAGGCGTACCGGACAGCAATACGAGCTCATTCGCCCTGGCGGCCAGCTTCATTGCGGCCTTGGTGCGCTTCGACGACTTATTCTGCAACAATGACGACTCGTCAAACATCACGGCGAAGCACTTCATGTTCTGAAGCTCAGGACGCCTCCATAGCAAATCGTAATTGATCACACCGACTGCGTCCCGTGCATGCGAGTCACCAATGCGCCGTTCAAAACCTTCCATGGCATGCGGCTTGGTCAAATCGAGGACGTCGATGTCGTAATGACTTTGAAAATGGTCGACCCAATCGGCTACTTTAGACTTCTGGCATACGACCAGAGCCAAATGCCAACACTTGTCCGACATCAGCTTCTCGGCACCTGTGAATGTCTTGCCGAGGCCCATATCGTGGTAGAACGCGCAATTGCGTTTACCTTTGACACGGTCGAGTGCCGCCTGCTGGTAAGCGAACAGGCCCATTAGGCGAAAAACATCGACTTGATTTCCTCGCCAGTCAAGTCGTACCGGTCTGCGATAGCCTTGATCTCAGACTGCTTGAACTCGGCCTTGCCGTTGATCTTCCACGACAGCGTGGATTCTGTGATGCCGAGCATTCGCGCGAGCTCGCTTTGTGTGTCGCCGAACTCGCGAATAGTTTCATATAGGCTTTTCATCTTTCACCTCCTTCGATCGGCGAACCTCATTATACTACGTTTTCTTTCGATTTATTCGAGTATTTATAACTTTTTCGAAACACCTGTCACACTGTCAAACACCTGTCAAACGGCTGATTTTGGGCCTGTTTGACAGTAAGTCGCATCACTACGTCGCATTTCTCGCCGCCTGTCACACTGTCACACAGTTTTCTCCCCTATCCTTAGATAATTTGACTTTTATATAGATCTATGAGAGATATATAGATAAAAAATATCTAATATAGGGGCCCCTTGTTGTTTGACAGCTTGACAGGTGATGAGAAACGCGACGTAGAAATGCAAACACCTGTCACACTGGCCCTTTTAGGAGTGTGACAGGTGTTTGACACTGTTTGACAGGTAATGTCTACCGTAGCGCGTGGATCTGCGACATGACGGCATCATACTCTTTCGGGCAGACGGCTTTGATGCACGACATGTGGTTGTCGAGTACTCCCATGAGTGCCGCATAGTCCACATTGGACGCAGCCTTCAGGAACTCAGACCCAGTGAGCTCGTCAGTGATGCGCTGTTCCATCACCATGGCATCTACAGTAGGCTTTTTGAGGTGGTCGCGAACGGTATACAGCCACGCCAGCCTTTCGCATACGGCATAAGACGTGTCGCGCTTCTCCATGTTGAGGATCTCCTCTTCGATGGTCTCGATCGACACCATTTCCATTCACCCCTAACTGAGTTTCTTTCCGACGTCATGTAGCTTCTTCCTATATTTCTCGTGCAGCTCATGCTGCATAGGCACGATGACCTGCATGTCGTAATCGACAGCACTCAAGCTGAGTGCCAAGCGGTCGGCATACTTGCATTCGTCGTCGACATCTCGCACGAGCTCGCAGATCACGTGTGCTGCGGCGACTTCACCTGCATCATAGAGGTCTTTGGCCGACTTCGCATAGAGCTCCTTTGTTTCGTGTTCCCACTTACACCACTCACGCATACCCGTCTCGACAGCCTTGGACTTCGTCTCAGATTCGACCGCTTGCCGCGTGAAATTCGACCACGCGACGGGGATGACGTCGAGGTGTTGCGTATTCGCCACAGGCAAAAGCTGGTTGCAGCGGTCGACGAAATAGCGGTGGATGCGACGCATGGAAATCGTCTCACAGAAGAAATGATACTCATGCAGTCGCTTGAAACCGTCCAAACCAAGGAAATTGTAGTAATCTGCCATCTGCTCGTGCATCATCATGCCGTCGATTAGGTGGTCAGATACCTTTGCGAACACATCAATTACAGGCATCTTTACCCCTCTCAGTTCGTCCATACTTTGTGAAAGGGATGCCGCCAAGGCATCCCTTTCTTCGGCCCTGGTCGAGATACTGCGCCAGAACTCCTATTCTGTCATTAGATCTTCGTGACGACGACCGCGGTATTGTCGATCGTGACAGTCGCCGGAACGGTCGCAGTGGTGATCACGAGCGTAAGCGTCGAGGTGCTGTCGCAGCACTGGTTACGCACGATTGCCGGGATATTGACCGACACAGTGCCCGCGGCTGCCGCAGTGACAGTCTGCGTAGCGCCGGGCACGGCGACACCGTCTTTGAATAGCGTGACGGTATATGCACCGGC